TGAACTTGTAGATGATGAGTATTCTAACAGTAACGGAGTTCCTACTAAAACAGCAGAAGAAGTTTTAAAAACTGGCACTGGACATTGCGCTGAACAGTCCTATCTCGAAAAAGAAGTTCTTGATGATCTTGGTTACGAGACTTTCTTAGTAATGGTTAAAGAGAATAATTCTAAAAAAGAATACGGTGCGGAAGGTTCTGCTCATGTGTTTTTAGTTTATAAAGAAGGTAAAAATTACTGCTGGTTTGAGCATTCAATGCAGCATGCCAGAGGTATTCATAAATACACTTCTTTAGACGCGCTTCTACAGGATGTTGCTAATCAGTGGTGGCGCTATGATGAAAATTCTGATATTCTTGAAGTAAGAATGATGGATAAAGTTATCACAGGCGTTGACAACTGGGGACTTGCTAAAGAGTGCTATAAATTACCTGTAGAATATACTTTTGATATTTCTAATAATATTATGGAGTCTGATGTTCCACTTGAAGAGTCTGTAAACAGCAACTCTCAAATTGATTATCTTCCAGTTTCAGACGTAGAGCTTTTTAAAGAGTATGCCGATGATATTTTGGACGGATATGGAAATATGTCTGATGCTGATATTAAGAGCTCTATTAAAGAAATTCATTTTGAAGGAAAGCTTGCTGGCTATATCGGTTTTTCTGAGTATGAGGAAAACGGAAGCAAGTGTCTCGGTATTGGTAATTTTATGATTATCGAGCGTGGTAAAGGCCTTGGCTCAGCAGTAATTCAAAATATTGTAGAAAAGTATAAAAATCAATATGATCTTATTTATTGCTTTGTAGATGCTAAAAATGACGGCGCTATCCGACTTTACAAAAAGCTTGGAAAAGTTTATGATGAAGACGGTCCAAATGACAACGGTGAGTACTACGTAACTTTCTGGGACAACGGTAAATGGGATCTTGATGAGGAATTTGACCCACCGTATAATGAACAACAAGTAAGAAATACTTATGGCGAGGAAACTTATCAGCGATTAATAAAAGACCCTGCTCATCTTTGGAGAATGAGAACAGGTATTGAGCTAATTCATAGAGAGCCATCAAAAAAGGAGCTTGAAAGAATTTGGGCTAACTGGCAGCTTATGACGATTAATCAAAAACGTAAATCAGATGAAAAATCTAAAGAGTTGTTTGGCAAAACTAATGCTGAGCATTATGCAGAGCTTATCAAAACTTATAATTAAATAAACCTTTTTAAAGACGAGTTAGTAAAATAGCTCGTCTTTTATTGTATTATATAGTATGTAAAAATAAAATAAGGAGAAACTATAAAATGATTTTAAAGACAAAGAATTTCCAGGAAGCAGCTAATAAGATTCTCTTGGCAGTTGGAGTAGACAAGGCAGCGGCAAATCTTGAGCTTGCCGCAAGAGATACTAAACTCTATCTCAGAGTTACAAATCGCGAGTGGTATTGCGCCGTAGCTTTTGACCTCGAGACTCCCACAGAGTTCCGTGCTGTAGTAGACGCAAATCTCTTCCTTAATCTTATTTCAGGTATCAGCACCGAAGAGTTTGAGCTTGAGATTAAGGATACTGTTGTAGTAGTAAAGGCAGGCAGAAGCTCTTATAAGCTCGCCATGATTTATGAAAACGACCAGCTCATGAAGCTTCCTATTATTAAGCTTGATCCTGAGCAGGTAACAGTGAGTATGACTATCTCTAATGATATTCTTATGAGTATTCTTAACGTAAACAGCCGTGAGGTTCAGAAGGCTAAGAAGGTAGAAGTAAACGAGCTTCAGAGATACTACTACATCGATGAGACTGGTTGCTTTACTTTCACTACTGGTGCCTGCATCAATGCCTTCACTCTTGAAAAGCCTATCAAGCTTCTTCTTACTGATAAGGTAGTAAAGCTCTTTAAGCTCTTTGGCTCTGATGCTTTCCTGTCTTATGGTCATATTGTAAATGCTGATAATTCTCTTCAGCCTATCGTAGTTTTCCAGACTGAGGACGTCTATGTAGCAACCAGACTTCTTAGCGACGAAACCTGTATTCAGAAGGTTAAGGCACCCTGTGATGCAATGAAGGCTCTCGCTAAAGAAATTTATGAGCATAATCTCGTACTTTCTGCTACCGACCTTTCTGCAGCAATCAGCAGACTTCTTATGTTCCACAAGAATAGCAGTGCAAAGGCAGATCTTTCTTTTGTTCCTGCTTCTGTAGAGTTTTCCAATACAGAGCTTACTATCTCTGACATTTCTGGTGACAATAAGGAAGTTATTACTATCGAAAACGGTAGCTCAACTCCCGGCGGTTATTCTATGGGTGTAAACCTTATTGACCTTAAGGCCGTTCTTGATTCTTGCAAGAATGAGCATATTACTATGAACTGCGGTAACCACAAGTCTATTATTATCTGCCGAGCCAATATCAGTAATGTTATTGCTGAGACGAGGACTAAGGAATAATGGCAAATACGACAATTGGTAAAAAGTGGGAAAGTAAATTTGAGTCAACTTGGATCAAACAATTTCCTGATAAGCTTATTTATCGTTTGCCAGACCAGCAAGGCGGTTATGCCGGTGAGGGAGGCTCTAATCCATGTGACTTCATGTGCTACCCAGGTAATTGTGTTTTAATGGTTGAGTGCAAGGCCCATAAAGGTGCTTCGATATCATTTAATGATATTCCACAGTATGAAAGACAGCTCAAATACAAAGATAAGTATAAAACTTTTCCTGGGGTACTTGTTTGGTTTTATGAGAAAGACCTAATCATTTGGGTATCTATTGAAGAAATGGAAAAAATGGTTAATGATGGCGAGAAGTCGATTGGCCTTAGAATGATTGACGAGAAAAAACCTTACAAAAAATCGTATAATATTATTAAGGTTGACGCTCAAAAGCTACGTACTTTTATGGAAGCAGACCTTATTAAATTAGTGGAGGTTTTGAATGGCTAAAGATTTAAATAAAGCTCTCGAAGCAGTTGAGCTCACCTACGGGCAGATTAAAGAAATTGCAGATAGCATGCTCGCTGGGCCTTTTGAAGAGCCTAATAGAATTGTAGAAATGATTCAATATAATATTGAGTCTATGTCTATTGAAATGCTCAGAGACTCTATCTTGAGACTTCAGCTTGCAGTCTATTCTTTGAGTGAGCTTAGAGATAGATCTGGCATTAAGGCAGTTTGTGCGGAAGCAATCAAGAAAGAGGCTTATGCTGCATCATATATCGGACAGGAAGGAACTGCCGGAGTAAAGGATTCTAATACCACTCTTGCGATTTCCGAGAATATCGTTGCTCAGTGTCTCTATGACCTTGTAGCAAGTTTGGTTAAAACTAAGGTTGACCAGGTTCAAAGAATGATTGATTCTCTTAAAACAATACTTATGAGTAGAATGCAAGAATTAAAGTTATCAAATAGCTCTATTTCTGATTGATACACTTAAATTAATTTAAAAGTGTCCTAAAATAATTCGCTAAATTTAATAGAGAATAAACTTAGGAGATACTGAAAGTGGCAAAAATTTATAAAATAACTAATACTAAAAATGGTAAGTTTTATATCGGAATGACTGTTGATTCACTTGAGCAGCGATTAAAAGAGCACATACAAGAATGTCGCAGATATGAACGCGGTACAGTAAAATATAAGTCTAGACTATATAATGCAATGATAGCTGACGGTATACAGTACTTTATTATTGAGTTAGTAGAAGATAATGTACCGAGAGAACTTGTAGGAGAGCGGGAGCAGTATTATATTAAATTACTAAGGTCTCAAGATGACTCTATTGGTTATAATATCAGTAAAGGTGGCCGAGCAGGTCCACCGCAAGGTAAACATACTGAGCAGGCTAAATTGATGCAGTCAATCCATAATAAGAATAAAATTTGGTGTTATGACCCAAATACATTGGAGTATCGAAAAGTACTTCCTGAGGATGTACCCGAAGGTTTTATTATCGGTATGCTTGAGAGCCATAAAGCCAAATTAAAAGGTGAAAATAACGGTATGTATGGAAAAGTAGGTTCAAACCGAGGAAAAACTTTGTCAGAAGAGACAAAAAAGAGATCCAGTGAAACTAAAAAAGCTAGAAATAAAAATAGAAATTGGGCGTGGTATACAAATGGCTCAGAAGAACACTGGATTAATTTAAACGAAAAACAGCCCCCAGAAGGATTTTATCCAGGGCGAATTCCGAATAAAAACGCACATCGAGTTTCTATTGAAATAGAAGATTTAATTGAGCATAAAACGTATCAATTTGATGCTTACAGCTTCGCACAAGAAGCCTTAAAACTATCTTATATGACTATTGTAAAGTCTATAAAAACAGGATGTATTATCAAGAATAGATATAAATGTAAGCTAAAAACTGATAAATAAAGAAAGGATAAATTATGGCTAAAGATACAGAAAAGAAACTTACAATGGCAGACTTTGCCAAAAAGCTAAACAAGGAATATAGTAATAATAACCTTGTTATTAAATCCGATATAGTGCCTGTTTATCAGAGACTTTCATCTGGTTTGATGGGTATGGATTATCCTCTATATGGAGGCATTCCTTACGGAAGACTTATGGTATTTGCAGGTCTTGAGCACTCTGGTAAGACCACTGCTGCTTGTGCAGCTATTGCAGCATATCAGCGTGAAAATCCTGACAAAATATGCGTTTATGTGGATGTAGAACATTCACTTGATATTAAGTTCCAGGCAATAATGAACGGAATTGACCTTACTCATTTGTATTATATTAGTCCTGAAGGAATGTCAGGCGAGCAGATTCTTGAGATGATCCTTGAACTTGAGGATACTGAAGATATCGGTCTTATTGTACTTGACTCTATTCCTGCGCTCGTTCCTCAGTCTATTATGGAGAATGAGTTTACTAAGGATATGGGTATGCGCGGAAATATGGCAAAAGGTCTTCATAAGTTCTGCCCTACTATGTGTGATAAACTCGCTCGTAATAATAACATTATGATTATGATTAACCAGGTACGTGTTGCGGGTACTACTTATACTGGTGCTGCTATCTATAAGGAGCCGGGAGGAGATGCACCTCGTTATTATGCTTCTGTTAAAGTTCGTTTTGGTAAGAGAGTATTTATGAAGAACGGCGAAGAGATTAAGGGTGACGACGGTGAAGGAGCAGACGGATTCAGGCTTAAGTTTAAAATTACTAAGAATAAGACTTGTGCTTGCAACCGCGGTGGAGGATTTATTACGTATACCTACTTGAATGGTGCTGACACCGTAAATGACCTTATCGATGTTGCTCTTCAGTTTGACTTTATTAAGAGACTTAATAACGTAACTTATGCTCTCGTAAATCTTTCTACTGGCGAAGTAATCACTGACTCTGAAACCGGCGAGACTCTTCAGGGTAAGAAGGCTTATTTGATTGAGTATCTTCATACGCATACTTCCTTCAGAGAAAAGTATCTTGCAATGATTAAAGAGTTTATTTCTGCTTCCAATGACAAGTCTGTTCTTGATAGAGATTCTCTTAAGGAAATTGAAGCAGAAGAAGATGCTATCGAAAGACCTCAGGAAGACGAAGTTAAGAGAAAGATTCTCCTTGAGGATGCTTAATGGTTATAGGCACAGCAAAAAGAAATAAGGAAGGGGCTAAACCCCTTCCTACTCGTAGTTATTCTTCTAAACAAGAAAAAGCAGTATCAAAAGCAGTTGGCGGAAAGGTTCAGAAAAATTCTGGTGCTACTGCTTTTGATAAAGGTGACGTTATAGTCACAGGTAAGAACGGCTTTCTTCTTGAGTGTAAAACGAAGACTTCTGCCTCAGAGTCTATCTCTATTAAAAAAGAGTGGTTTGAGAAAAATCGTCAAGAATGTCTACTCACTGGAACTCCTCATCAGGCAGTAGTTTTTAACTTCGGACCTGGCGAAGAAAATCATTATATTATTGATGAATACTTATTTCAGTTTTTAAAAGAAAAACTTGATGAGCTGGAGGATACGATATGATGCATAAAATGAAACTTAAAAAAGATACAAAAACTATTTATTATGCTTTTGTGCAAAAAATGGAAGTTCCAGCAGATGCTACTGAGCGAGAGATTGATGAGCTAGTTTGTAAACACCTTAAAGAGCCTGCAGATTACATGTGGTCAGATGAACCAGATTTATTTGACCTTGAGAAATATTGTTGAGAGGTAAATTGTGGATATTAAAGATTATAGAATTATTGTAACTCTTGCAACAAGTCTTGCGCAGCCCTGCATTTGTAATGGCAGAACAGTTTATGAGTTAGATGTTGCAAAATTTATTAATGCTCTTGATAATATCTATCCAAATATTTGTATTCCAGTCTCACTGAATGGTGTGGTACTAAATCCAAAAGCTGAAAGTGAGGAAGAAGAATGATTAGACCAATTATAAAAGAGCAGCTTGAAAAATGTCAATTTGCTGACTTAAATAACTTTGATCCTAATACAAATACTTTTTATATTAAAAAATATTCTAAGCCTACATATGAGGTTAATCACTGTTATTTAGTTAAGCTTCCTTTAAATATTGTTAACGCCGCTGACTCTGTTTTAGCTGTTAACTGGAATAACGGAACTTGTCCTAAAACTCAATATCTTAAAATCTATATTTCTAAAGCCCTCGGCACGATGATTTATG